CCCAAGACCACCTAGCTTTAAGCTTGCGACTCTCTGCCCGTACCTCTTGAAGCTGAATATCCAGACTAATAGACGGAATAGACGCACCAGCTGTATAACCAACCAGCTCCCAATTTACAAAGTACTGATAGTAAATCACAGTATTATTTGTAAAAGGACTATTTGTTCCAGCAGACCCAGCCGCGTTAATCGACCAGTTACCAGTTGCTACATCAAAAGTTCCTACAGTATTGGTATTTGCAGTGTCATCTATGAGGTTACCAGAACCATTCATAGTAGCAACTACAGCAGTATCTGCACTCGCCGCATCTGCATCCAACATCTGGTAATAAGCTTTGACATAGAAGGTCCTCTGTCCAGACGTTCCATTCGCACGAATAGGACTCCAGGCAGGGAGCCGACAATTAGTCGCAACCTGTGTCAAAGCTCCAGTAGTGCCCGTGCCAGTATCAGTACACGTAACATCATAATCTACAAACTCACGACTGTAATTCACAGCAAAGTTCTGATTAATGTTATCACCAGCAGCCAGTTCACCGTCATAGGCCATAGCAGACGGATTATTGGAAATACCATACTGAGGTATTTTGCTACCCTTGCGGTTATCGTACTTCTTCTCGAAGTAGAATACACCACCGATTGGAGCTGTCATTGGTTGAACTGATACAATCTGATTTGCAATCAAGTTCGGATAAACTCGACGCAAAATCGGAAACAAATACTTAGTAAACTGTCCCGAATTTGTACTAAGAGTATCCTCATTAAGAGACTTAACATGCTCCATCTCGTTTTCGAGAAGTACAGCACAACTCTTCCTCAAATACTCATTCTTAATATCACCACAAAGGGGTGACCATTTGTTTTCACAAGCAGCCGCATAAGAACCATCATGAATGGTCTTCTTTCCAGCTGCCTCTAACATTTCTCTAGCTTCCATTGTTTAATCTACCTTTCAGTTTAGTTGTCTAAATCATTACCTACCAGCTCCCTCATCTCAACCATGCTGTTACCGAAATCATCGGTCTTACGCACAGATTGATGCGAAGAGCCTTCAGTTAACTCTTGGCTGTCAGTATTTGATGTGCCTTTCTTTAAACTCTGACGCATCTCCTCTAACATACCATCGCTTACACTGGTCGCTCCTTTTGACTTAACAACTCTATCAACTTCTCTCGTGGAAGATACACCTTCCAAAAGATCAAACAACGCCCTACCATTACTCAACCCTACGACCTTATCGCGCTTATAGACTTCTACTTTAAGAAGGTTACTGGCTTCTTCTAAATTCTCTATAGCCTTATCCTTCTCTGCATCAGCCTCGTCTGCGCGGAGCGTAGCAGCCACATACTGCTCATCAATTCGCTCAGCCAACTTCACAGATTTCTGCAATTTCGCTCTCAATTCATCAACCTTGCCTTCAAGCAAAGCTACCGTCCCTTCGAGTCTCGCACTATTCTCACGATACTCAACCTCTTCTTCACTTACACTGTTATCATCTACCTCAGGTAGATCAGACATAACAGCTTCTAATTTTTCCTTAACCTCATCCAAACTCTTGCAATCCTGTACCTTAACAAGTTTCAGGATGGATTCGCACATAGGATGATTTTTCACTTCTCTCTCTACAAATAAACTCCAAGCTGCAAGTTTCGCCATAGACACAGCTTTGTCTCTTTCCTCTACGGCCTCTGCAACTTCCATATCCTTTGCTTTGATAGCATCTTTAACTGTATCTTCATCTGGTGCGACAAAATACGGGGACACCATATCGTACACTAGAGCAAGGGCAGCCTTCGCCCCCCCCACTTCTGGGTCTTGAGAAAATCCCTCTTTCAATTCCTTAGATACATCTGCACGAGCTTCTATTAGAGTGTTAGCAAGTTGTTTTTCAAACTTCTCGGAAAGTTCAGCTTTGATTTTCTTTTCCGCCTCTTTAATACGTTTCTCTATACTCTGACCACCCTTGCCCTCTACCAACCCCTCGGACTCGCCCCTAATTTTTTCTGCTACCTCAGGAAACTCACTCAAAAACATTTCTGCAATAGTCTCATCAACAGGAACATCAATATCTTCATTATAGATACCAGGAAGAGCTGTAGACACAGCAGGATCACTCACAAAGTCATATGTTCCCAAGACAAAATCATCCTGTACAACATCGCCTTCATCTGTGTTTTTCCCTGGTTGTGTAGAGCCGCGACCACGAGAACTAACACCCACAGGAATATTTGCTTCTACAAGAGCCCTAAGTTGCTTCCCTTCACGAGTATTAAGGATCTCAGCTTCACCTATAATAACACCGTTCTTTATCTTCAATCCAGTGATAACATGTGACACTCTTTTGAGACTGGTCTTTCCTTCCACGGGATGATCAAGTTCGCCCAGCACCATCCTATTTGCCAATTTATCAGAGAGCCTATTAATCTCTCTCTCCATTATATAACGAGGATAATTACGCCCATTAGCAGTGGGCACACCAACCCTACCAAACTCACCTCGTGCTATAAGCTTGCCGTTTTTACTTGCAACTTTTTCTAACAATACAGGTGTCTCTTGTGTCTCTATCAGTAATCTTGGCATTTTATTTCTTATCCCTTTCAATATTTCCACTTTTTAAATTTGAGACCTGTTCGGGAAAGAGGATCCCTGTCGAGTTTTCTCTTCGCCTCAGGAGATACTTTTCTGTCAGTCTTCTTACCATCTGCTCTAAGACTTTTCTTCCCTGATATAAAACCTATCAGTTCTTGCCGTTGAGATCTTGTACCCCAACGTCGTCTCATCCTCTTCCTGCGTCTCTTCTTGCCGCCCTCATTCAGACGGCTTACTCGTTTCCCAATTCACCACTGTCAATACGAGCAAGAGACTTCGTGATAATAGAGATGGTAGGTTTAATCATGGTCATAAACTCTTCCTCTTCCATGACATCCTCATCCAGTCTACCCTGGTACCACGCCTCAGATATAGGCTCATAAGCCTCTATAAAAATATTTGTTACAGACTCATCCAGAAATTCTTCCGAAAGCATCTCAAGAATAAAACCAATACGATCAAGAATCTCATCCCTGACCTCCATAATCTCATTCTCTTCAGCACCCTCTAAAAGACCACCAAGCTCCATTGCGAAAGGAGATACCATTCCACCAACATCTTCCCTGCGAGCTGCATATCTACCAGACTTACGGCTAGACTTCTTACCAGAACCACCCTTGGCCCATTTTTTCTTCTTGCGACCTTCTTTAGCGAGCTTACCAGCTCCACCAGCAGCCTTACGTGCAGGGACACATCTGCGAGGATTCTTTGGATCTTGACGAGCACCCTGTGGACACTGAAAAGAAGTCTTCTTCGACATGCTACCAGCCTTAAACCTTCTTGTCCTCGAAGCAGCCGCTTCAGAGATAAGAAAATCTACAAGCTTAGCCGCTCGTTCCTTTAACTCCTCGTTATCCTCGGGAAGGTTCTTCGATTTAAGCTCTTCAAGGATCTCTTCGATATCCTCTGCTTCCATCTTCTCAAACGGAAGCCCTTCAATTCTATCAAAAAGTTCGTTATTTACATCTTCTGCACAGAGAGGATCCACCTCTTCGCCTGAATGAGAAACCTCACCGATATCGTCCTTATCAATATCGACATGGCTTCCTCGATCAGCCATACCAAGGATATGTGTAGCATTGAGACCAACCGCTTCCAGATCTTCGTTAAGTGAATTACTTACAAATTTTTGTACCATCATTTTCTCCTAGTCGTTTTGTGCCTGACATTTTAAATATTCAGACACGATAGCCATTGTTTTTGCTCGCTCAGCAAGCCTGTCATGTGTGAGTGCCATACGGGATGCATCTTCCACCCCTCTCAACTTTTCGGCCTTGCCAAGCAAGCTTTCTATCGCTTGCGCTTCAGCTATCAACGACTCTTGGATGGCACCAAAAAACCCATCTCCACTATCAAACACCAATTTTTTAGACTCGTCAACCACACCTTTTGCTACTTTTGACAAAATCTCCAAAGATTCATTCATCTCCTCTTGGAAATCTACAATCTTATCTTTCAGTTTATAGTATCTCGTCTTAGGAACTATGCCCTCTATCTTCCTCAACCTTCCATACAAAGATGTTCTTATCTGAGCCATATTGGTTTCGTACATTTTATACCATTCTTGATCTTTGCCACTCTCTTCAAGTCTATTAAGCACATCTGATAACCAATAATCCTCATCCTCTTTCAGAAGTTGAGACAACTCGCGAAATCGATTTCGCGAGACAGACTTACCATCCATCATATCCTCAATGACACTCTTTAGCCTCTTTGATACAAAGGCAGGAATCTCTTCATCTTCTATAATAGGAACAGCCTTGGACTTGCGAATTTTCACGTCCTCAACTTTATCTCCCTTTAATGTATACGTTACCTTAGACATCCTTCCATTTTCATCAGAAACAAAACTATGATCCATATGAGTAGCAATAACTTTTACACCCATATCACCAAAAGCCTCCTGTATAGCATTGTGAATTATTGCTACCTGATGTTCCAGTCCACCCTCGTATATTTTGTCTATTGAACTACCTTGTACATATGCCATTCTATTTTCTCCTATTATTACTCATACCCAATATTTCGGTTTCATTCCGCGAGCCAATTCAGCAGCAACACGCTCTCTACCTGGACCACCATCGATGGACACATAAACACGGTTTCTATTATCTTTCATAAGTTTAGCTTTTCCAGACAGAAGCATTTTCCCCAGTTCCTTACCTTTTATTTTGTATCGCAAATCAACAATCATTCCACGATATTTGAATCTATTATTATCACCAGAAACTTCAACATACTTTGATGCTATTTTATCCATCGCTTTTCTAGCATTAAAGATGCCTTTTTGTTTCATAAGCTCATCAGAAGGAGCACTCCAATCTATGTTTTCAAACCGCTTCTTCAACATGGAAACAATCTCATTTACAACTTCTACCTTATCCTTATCTGGATTTATTACATAAACAGCAACCTCTGATCCTGACGGTTCATGCACGAACCTCAAAAAATCAGCCCTATTGACATCTTCCTGATAACTAAGTCCTGGTAAATCTGTCTTTCTCGGTAATCCAAACTGGACAGCCTCATTTATTTTTTCGATACGTTCTATAAGTTCTCTCATCCCCTATGCACTCCTTCTCATTTTTCTTAACATATCTGGACCTATCTTCTTAAGATGACGTTTTATATCCTCGCCATTTTCTCTATTTCTCTCTAACAAAGTAGTCAGCTTTACCAACTTCTTATCCATATCTACTCTCTTGTCCTCTACCTGCTCTTCTTCAGGAGGTGCCATTTCACCTGCCACCTCTGGAAACCTTTGAATTATATCCGCCTGTGTTTCCGCCTGCTTCTTCATCTCTGCATCTTTCTCGGCAAATGCCTCTGCACTTATAAAAGCTGCCTCCTCAGATGTATGATGAAAAACTCTCTCTAGCAACCACCATTTCGGATAGTACGCCTCAAGCGTCTCAGCCAATGCAGCCTGTGCATTCATCACCTCTATCTGCTGCAACTCAAAAATAGCTGAAGGAGGACTCATCTCTACTTCCCACTCTACCGAGTCAGGATCTATATTCAATGCCGCAAGATGCAACCTTACAATCTTCTTTATGCCATTTCTAAACTCTCTCTGTATCCTCATCTCTGTACGAGCAAAAATAACATCCTCTTGTGCCAATGCTCCTTTTTGCACATCATCAGACCCCCAATAAGAACGAGGTATCCCAATTGCATCCATCAGCTTATTTTGAAAATACTCTACATTCTCTATGTTGTCATAACTTGGCCCTGTTATCGTATCTATCCGAGTAGACTCTTTTCCACCTCTTGTAGGTACCCAGAAATCCTCACTCGAATTTAAAGGATTGATACGTAAATCCAATTTCCCCGTAGACGGGTCAATTAATTTCTTCTTCTTGTATCTACGTCTTACTTTGTTGACAAGAGCAGCAGCTTGATCAGGAGGAAGGTCACCTGTGTCAATATAAAAAGCATATCTTGAAGGTGCTCTCTCAAGCATGTACACCATCGCGGAATCCTCAAGCAGAACAA